GCGGCGACGGTGCGGTAGATGTGCTCGGCGTCGTCGCTCGGATCGGTGTCGGTATCGGACATGGGTCCCCGCCTCGTTGGGTGTGTGGTGTGGTGCTCCGCCGCGTCGATGTCTTAGAGGCCGACGCGGCGGAGCCTTTCCCGGGAGCCTCTGTCGCCGGGAGTCCAGGGGTGAGGGAGCAGCCCCCGCCGGGCCCCATCCGGCCTTACTGCGTCTTCGGGTCCTCCACCGCGCGCAGGCCCGACCTCACCCGCTCGGGCGGCTTGACGCGCCGCGTGAGGTCCTCGTTGTCCGCCTGGATGCGCAGGTAGTGGGTGTGTCCGGTCTCCCGGTGGTGGCGGTCGCGCCAGGCGTCCGCACTCGCCTTCGAGGGCAGGGCGTTGGCCTCTGCCTCGCACTCACGGCCGCCGGTCTGGGTGGTGCAGACGACGTCCCACAGCGTCCGAGTGATCACCGGGCCTCCCTCCCACGAGAACGAAGAGCGCTCAGGACCTCGCGGTCTTCAGCACGGCGTACCGATGCAGGGGTGGTGCTCCACGCCGGGCCGGTCCCTTCCGGCAGGGGACGCAGCCGGACCTCGTGCGGCCGCACCTCCTCCACCACACCGAGACGCCCGGTCAGACTGTCGATCACCGAGTCACCGTGCCGCATGGCCCACCTTGTGAGGCGTTGCTGTGCGGTGAGGGCGCCCCGCTCGGATATTGCTTGTCATCGTCGGAACTCCCTGGTCATACGTGTACTGGTGCACGTCCATGCACTCAGCGAGTGCTGGTAAGAGCGTTCCAACCTGATGCCAGACGGCTCTACCCCCAACTTGCCCTCGGAGTGAGGTGCGGTCGTTCGCGGGTTCTCCTCGGCCATTCCCCGGGTCTTCCTCGGAACCGCTAAGTGCCGCCGATAACGGGCAGATTGAGGGGCAGGCGGTCTACCGTCGTGCCACGTCGTGCCAGGAGGTTGGAGGGCGCTGTGTTGTTCTTCCGGCAAGTCCTCGCGGCCCGCGGAATGCGAAGCCCTGAGGACTTCCTTCCTCGGTATCGCGAAGCAGCCGCGAAGCTCGGGGAGACCGCTGAACCGGCCCTGAAAACCATCGAAGGGTGGATCTACGAGGGCCGGAGGCCACAGCGGGCCTTCCGACGGGTCGTGGTCGAGATGTTGAACTACGGCATCGATGACCTGTGGACCGACGTCCCCGAAGGGGCCGGGTCAGCCTTCGTTCCTCTCACTGACACGTCACCAGGTGCAGTTGGTGCCGACAACGGCGTCAACTTGAGCGAGATGAAAAGGACGGGCACGATGGCAGTGCAACGGGCGAAAGCGTTCCTGCTGAGCAACGACCAGAACCGAGTAGGTGACGATACGCTCGGCCTCCTCGACGACGAGGTGTCGCGTCTGGTCTTCGCATACCCGCGTGAGCCCCTGTCGGCGATCTGGGACGACCTGCTGGAAACCCAGGACCAAGTCTTTCGCCTCCTGGACGGCGGCAAGGTTCGACCGTCCCAACTGCGAGATCTCAACTTCAAGGCCGCGGTGCTGTCCTTCCTCGTAGCCAAGGGCTTCAACGATATGGAAGCTCGCGCGGAGGCGATGACGATGACCCGCGTCGCCGCCTCGTGCGCCAAGGAAGCCGAGCATGCCGGCCTGATCGCCCTCACTGACGGGCTCAAGTCGCTGATCGCGTACTGGGCGGACAAGCCGCAGGATGCCCACTTCTACGCCAGCCAAGGAGCACAGGCCACCGAGAACCTGCGCGGGACGGTCGGCCTGTGGCTGCTCGGTCTCAAGTCCCGCGCCGCCGCAGTCCTAGGCGACGAGGAGACGGTACGTACCGCCAACCAACAAGCCAACGACCGGCGAGAGGTCGTCGTGCACGACGACCTCGATCAACTCGGCGGCCTGTTCACCTACGCCCCTGAGAAGCAGCTCTACTACGCAGTGGAGTCGGAGGCACTGCTCGGCCACGGCAATGCGGCACTCGGTGCGCAGGCGGAACAAGCCGTGCAAGACTTCAGCGATCCGTCCTCACCGCACTGGGCCTTCGGCGACCTCGCGGGAGCACAGTGCGACCTCGCGCTGATCCGTCTCTTCGGTGGAGACCTAGACGGAGCCGTGGAGGCCATCCGACCCGTCTTGGACCTTCCGGTCTCCCATCGGAACAACGGCATCGTCGGGAGCGCGCTACGAGTACGTCAAGCCCTGATGAACAGCCCCGCACGCACCGCCGTTGCAGCCCAGGACCTCTGCGCCGAGATCGAATCCTTCCCGTCGAGCCGGCGCGCCCTGCCCCGGGGGTAGGGTCCGAGCCATGTACCCGGTCAACCGATCAAGCTCACGCCTGAAGCTACGCGAGCTCGCCCACGACGATGTCGACGCTGTGCTCGCCATCTACGGCAGCCCCGCGGCTACCGAACACCTGTCGTTCGAGCCGCGTAGCCGCGAGCAGGTCGAACAGATCGTGTCCAGGTCGGTCGCCTCGGCAGCAGAGAGCCCGCGTACCGAGTACGCGCTCGCCGTCGTCCAGCGAGACACGAACGACCTGATCGGGTTCGGCCGCATCGCTACTGATCCACATCAGCCGCGCGGCGCTACGTTCGGTTTCGCACTGCGCCCAGACACCTGGGGCGCCGGCCTCGGCCTCGAATCCGTCCAGCTCCTACTCGGCGTCGGGTTCGAGGAGCTGGAGCTTCACCGCATCTGGGGAGCGCGCTCCCCGCACAACAAGGCGTCTGCGAAGACCCTGACCGCTGCTGGGATGGTCGAAGAAGGGACCATCCGCGAGCACATTTTGAAGGCTGGTCAGTGGCGCGACTCCGTCGTACACGCCATGCTTGCCCGTGAATGGATTGCGTGACACTGGCACCGCCAACACCGCCGGTCAGGAAGATGCTCCCCGCGCGTGCGGGGGTGGCCCGCCTGTTGCTCCGGGCTCCACTCGGCCGGCTCGATGCTCCCCGCACATGTAGGGATGGCCCCAAGACCCCTGCCGTTCGATACGACGGCAGGGGTCTTCCCGAGCGATAGACACAGTCCTAACCTGCGCCGCCCTCGGGCGAGACTCCTCCGCGGTACGTGCTCCTCCTGACTGGCTGCGTGCTTGAACTTCGCCTCACCGTGAGGCATAGTTAGGTCATCGACAGAGGGAGGACCCGATGGACACCGCCGCCGCTGCACTCCAGGCCGACGTGACCGTAGCCACCATCCGCTACTGGTGCCGCTACGGAGCCGTCGCCGCCATCAAGCGCGCGGGCCGCTGGGTCATCTCCGCCTCCTCCCTCGCTCACCGCATCACTCTCGGCGCCATGCGCGCCAGGAAGGCGGCCACCATGACCACGACCACCGGCACGCTCGTGCAGATCAGGGGCGGCGAGTACGGCATCCGCGGCGACGCCGACGCCCTCGCCGCCGCCTACGCCGACGGCGCACCCGTCACACCCACCAACGCGCCCTACGCGCAGGATCGCATCTACCTCGGCGACACCCAGGCGACCTACGGCGACTTCGGCATCACCACCGAGCAACGCGGCCTGGCCTACACCCGCGAAGACGGTCAGGCCGTCTATCACATCGACCTCAGCCGCCTCGCCAAGCACGCCCCGGCTTTCGCCGCCGCCCTCCAGCAGCTCGAAGACGAAGCCGACGCCGCTGACGCCGCGATGCGCGCCCGCGACGACGAGTACCTCAACCCCCGCTACATGTGACGACTTCTCAAGGAGCGCTCGTGCCTACCTACGCCACTGTTCGCCTGCGGAACTTCACAGAGCCGGTCGACGTCGACTTGGACACCCTCACCCCCAAAGCCCGCGCGTTGGCTGAAGCCATCAGCATGAGCTTCGACCACCAGCCGCTTGGCGTGCTGTGTGACACCGGACGCACCAAGGGCGACAACCCCCACCACGCCTACTGGCACGGCACCGGCCCGAAAGCTGATGCGATCGCCGACGAGCCCGACCTGCGCTTCATGACCAACCTCGAACTTCTCCACGCAGGGTCGTCGACCAGCGAGGCGGAGTGGCTGGAGTACAACGCCCGCCAGATCCCCTACTACGCCTGGCCGATCGCCGGTGCGCGCAGCCGCATGGAGCCGCTGGAGGAGCGAGTGCCCTCAGCGGAGGCGGCACGCGAGGACCGGTGCCTGACCGCGGAGCAGGCGCAGCGCTACCTCGCAGACCTCGGCGTCAGCCTCACCAAGGACGCCTGGACCACGCTGCAACGCGTGGAGCACGCGCCCCGGCCCTACCGCTACGCCCTGGGCGAGATGATGCCGCTGTGGCACGCCGACCAGCTCGACGCCTACGCGCAGCGGCCGCACGAGCGGTGGACGATCTCCCGCGTCGCCGAGGAACTCGGCTACACGGGTCCCTCAGCGACAGGGACCGCGAGGAAGCAGCTCCACCGCTGGGGGCTCGCCGCCAGCGGCCGCGCCGCAGGACGCGGCGGAGAGAGCCTGTACGCGGCCGACCAGGTGCGCGCCCTGCACGGTGCACGCCCCGGCCGGGGCCGCCGTACCGACCTCACGTCGCCCTAGTCGCCTACTGTTCCCCGTGTTACACGGGGATGGACCCGGCGGGGGGCTTTTAACCGAGACGTTCGTACAGCGACACCACCAACGCCCCCACCCCGGACAACGCCGCGATCGACGGCAGAGGCCACCGCCCGCGCCTCAACTCCTCAACGGCGCCGCGCAACTCCGCGATGTCCTTGTCATGATCCTCGCGGAGCTGCCGCACATCCGCCTCCGCCCGATCCGTCCGCTCCAGCACCACATCGAGCCGACCGCCCAGCCGCGCGAACCCCGCCTCGGTGACACCGCGCAGCCGCTCCAGCTCGACCGCGACGGTCGGCTCCTCCGCCATCAGCTCGCCAGCGTCCGCGCCGACTTCGGCTCGACCGGCGCCACCTGACCGCGAGTCAGAAGCATCAGCACGGCCAGAACGAGCGCGTTCACCGCGCCCACGGTCTCGGGACTCACCTCGAACCCGTACGCGGCCAGCAGTGCGGCACCGGCAGCCACCACCCCGGTGAAGGCGGACGGCGCGACGGGTCTGGTCAGCGCGGCCGTCACCGCAGCGCCGACGGCGGACAACAGCGCGGTGATCGCGCCGGCCTGTTCCGCGCTCATGCCGATGTTGAAGGTGACGACGAGGCCGAGCGCCGCCGACACCACGCCGAGCACCAGGGCGGGTTCGCGTCCGAAGATCTTCACTGTTCAGTCCTCCTCAACCAGCGCGTCGCCGAGCCGGTCGAGCGCGGCTTGGGCGCCGGCCTCGGCCGCGGCCTTGATCTCGGCAGCGGTCAGTCCGCCGCCGGAGCCGATCGCGTCCACCAGCTTGTCGATCGTCGCCTGCTGCGCGCCGAGCTGCGCCAGGATCTTCGTGGAGTTGTCGGCGGCGATGTGCGCGTAGCCGTAGCCAGAGCCGAGCGCCGTCTGCACGCTGATCTGCCCGTCCTGCAATCCGGTCTGCTTCGGGAAGGCTTCGCTGACCCAATCAGCGATCTTCACCTGGTCGTTGAGCTGCATGTCGTCCTCCTGCGTGCTGCCGGTCGCCCACGTCCGCATAGCCGCGCGGCTGGAGAAGCGGGCGAGGTTCGTGTCGACGGGGGTGCTGGTGTACTGGTGGATCAGCCACGGCGCCTTGATCGACGGTTTGCCGGGCTTGCCGTTGTACTGGGCGATCCACAGGCCGTCTCCGGCGAAGGAGGTGCTGTCGCGGTTGAGCCAGTAGTCGCGGTTGCAGTACAGGAGCACCTTGTGGCCGGGGCGCTTCTTCTGCACGTACTTGATCCACTTGTCCTTGCTCGCGTTGCTGACTCCGGGGTCCTCCCAGTCGAGGACGAGCATGTCCCCCGCGACGAGGTTGATCTTCGAGAGGAAGTAGTCCGCCTGGGCGGTCATCGAGCCCGGTCGCACGAAGTGGTAGAAGCCCGTGACGAGCCCCGCATCCCTCGCCGTCTTGCGTTGGGCGACCCATTTCGGGTTTGTGTACGTGGTCCCCTCGGTGATTTTGATGATGACGAAATCCAGACCCTTTGTGCTGTACCGCTCGGACTGGTACGAGGAGACGTCAATCCCCTTAACGGTCACGCTGCATCGCCCCCTGAGGCTGGCGCATAGGTAATGTTTCGGAATTTCCCCTCGAAGCGATTCGCGGTCGACCCGAAGAAGGATTCTTCTTTCTCAATCCAAAAGTATCCGCCTCGGTACTGCTGATCGCCGGTCGTCACCGTGACCCGCTGGCCATTGGCCATGACCCGCGTAAACGTGATCTGCGTCGGGGAGACGACGAGTTCGTACGTGTTGTAGGCGTTGGCCGCAATAGCCGGGGAATTCGCCGTCGCGAGAGACACAATGTCGCTGTCCTGCGACGCCCATTTACCGATGCCGATTTCGCCATTCTGACGCTGATAGACGCGGTAAAGTGTCTTCTGCCCCTCCGGGAATCCGGACGGATTTGCCTGCGCGTCCTCAGGCCACTCACGCGGATCAGCATCCGTAGCAGCCCCGAAAAGCAGACCCATCTTGGCGCGGGCTGCGACGGACGCGAGCGTGTTCCACTTCATGTCCCACGTGATGGTGTAGCTCTCCGCATCCGTCAGCGGCGCCTCCCAGCCACAGAGCACGGCCGCCCGGCCCAAATCCTCCCCGAATCCCGACGGCAGAATCAGCCCTTGCTCGGCGGCCTCCACGCGGCCCCGCACTTGGCCGGTCGGCGAGACGACATTGCCCTGATCGGTGCGGTAGGTGAGCTGGCCCGTGCCGGGCCGCCGGTGCTCCCACGGGTCATACTCCGCGCGGTACCCGTACCGATTGCCGCCCGGGATGCCGCCGCGGTAGTACAGCGGGTCGAGCATGTACCCGCCCCGCAGCTCCAGGGACTCGATCCGCGCCCGGGTCGCGTGCCGCGAGTCGCCCCACATGAGCACCTGAAGCCCGGCGTCCCGGTAGGTGGTGAACACCTCGTCGTCGTAGAGGTGCGAGAGCACGATCCACTCGACGCCGGCGCCGGTCAGATCGTCCACCGGGTACGGCAGCCCGGTCTCACCCCACGTCTCGGGCCGCAGCGGCATCATCACGGGCGTGATCCCCGCGGCCGACACGGTCTCGGCGTTGGTCAACTCGCGCACGCCGATCATCGCCCAGGGCTGCGCGCAGTGCTGAAGCACAGCGCGGATCGCGCCGGTGATCGCGTCCGACTCCGGGTAGGCCGCCGCCTCCGGGTGTGGCGAGCAGTCCATGAGCGCCACGGCCTTGCCGTCGATCCGGGCGAGGAACTCGCCCGCGAGCGGCTGCTGGTACCGAGCCGCGAGCCACCCCCACCAGCCGCCTTTCCGGTCGGTCCGGTCCGCGATCGGGAAGGACTCGCCCGGGTCGTAGGACACCGGGTCGTCGGCGTCACCCGCGTAGTTGATGAGGCTCTTGACTGTGGACGAGCTGACCTGCCGGACGTCCTGGGACACGTAGATGCTGCTCCGCCCGGCGCTCAGACGGTGGTTCCAGTAGTCCACGACGACCCCGACGTCGTCCGACGAGGTGGCGACCTTGAAGCCGATCAGGTCGAAGCCGTGCCCCAGGCAGTATTCGAGCTGGTGCGGCGACGAGTACGGGCCGTGCAGCCCGGCGAGGGCCTCCGCGCCGACCACGCCCGGGGCGGCGGGCAGGGACTCGATCGGGCGGGCGCACACCTCCGGCATGGAGCTGTCGCCGCCCGGCGCGTACAGGCAGCCGTCGGCCCCGAACCGCAGGCTGTTGCCGCTGTCGGTGGAGAGGCAGGCTTGCAGCTTCCCGAGCCCCTTGTCCCACGTCAGGCCGAGCCCGGCGACGTCTGACATCAGGTCATCGGTATCGACGCCGAGCCGCCACGGGGACGGCACCGACCCGTTCCCCGACTTGGTCAGCGGAGGGTCGACCTCCAGCACGCACGAGCAGCTTCCCGTGCATCCGCACCGCGCCACCGCTAATCCTCTCCCTCGTCCAGTTGGTAGGGCACGAGCTGCTCCTGGCCGTCCTCATCGATGACCTGCTGCATCCACTCACCGCCCACGTTGAGCACGAGCACGCCCGTCGAGGCGCCGCCGTCCGCGACCGTCCGGCCGATCGCCCGCTGCACGGAGACAGCGGCGCGCATCGGCCGCTGTGCGGCCCGCTGGCCAGGCAGTGCGCTCATGCGCTCAGCTCCTCGTCCACATCGCCCAGGGGGATCAGCCCGATCCCGACCTTCTCCGCGCCGTCCTGCCAGGTCACGTCGACCTCGGAGAGCGCGAACCCCTGCGCCAGGGGGAGACACAGGCTGTGGGCGAATACGTCCAGCCGCTCCCCAGGAACGAGTTGGCGCATGGTCACTGGGGCGTCCGGGGTGAGTTGCGCGGAGTCCGGCACGCTGACCGACACCGGCACCGGGTACCGACCAGCCAGATCGTCACGCGCCGCCGCCCGAAGGTCAGCGTCGGTGACCTCTTCCTCCTGAAGCTTCACCAGGGTGTCCAGACGCCCATATGCGGTGCCGGTGCGGCCGGTGCCCAGGGTTTTGCCGGTACTGATGTTTCGCGATTCCTGGCTGGTCGCGAACGCGTAAGTGGCCCCGTTGCCCCCGTCCTTGACGACTTCGACATCCCCGGCGATGTGATCGAGCGTCAGCGTCGCCGCGGCCCGCGTCTCGCTCGTCGGCCGGCCCCGCAGCAGCAGCGACCGGCCCACCGTGGTCCAGGTCAACCCCCGCTTCGTCCACTCGCGGAGGATGGTGCCGAGGTACTCGGTCCACACGGTGCCGTTCGTACTGCCGTCCTTCTCGACCTTGATGCGGGGCAGGCCGGTGTCGCGGCGGACGATGTACGGCAGGACCTCGCACCAGTCCGGCGGCACGCTCAGGCTGCTTTCGGCGAGGTTGAGCCTGATGTGGTTCTCGGCGATGTACGTGATCGGCGCCCGCATCCGGCCCCGCGCGTCCGCTGTGCTGGAGGTGTAGGTGACGCGAAATGTGTTCACCACGTGGTCGAGCCACGAGAACACGTCCGTGGCCTCGATGACGACGGTGTTCCGCCCGAACTTCGGTCGCACGACGGGCCCTTGCCAGACGAGTTCGCCGTCGCGGTAGATCGTCAGCTCGTGCACCCACGGCTCCACGAGGCCGAGCGCCTCGCAGCACTCCGCGCCCACGTCGGCCATAGCTACGGTGATCGACGCCTCGCTGACGTCGTTGATCGTGCGGCCCCACGAGACAGCCGTCAGCCGAGGCAGAGCTGTGTACGGGCGGGCACCGCCCCGCCAGTGGATGAGCGCGGTGTACTCGGTGGCGCAGCCCAAGGTGGTGGTCTGGTCCCCGACCGGGCCGCCGCCTCCACCGCACCCCTCCTCAGGCGTGTACGTCACCGCGTCCGAGGTGTCGATCTCGGAGGCGCCCGAAGTGCGCTGGATCACCAGCTTGTAGGTGACCGGCACGCAGGCCGGCGGTGACGAGTCGAGCCACGTCGATCCGGTCGGCAAGGTGTTGCCCTGCCCGGAGAACAGGAGTTGGTCGACGTCGCCGACGCTGCGGAGGATCGACCAGTCCTGAATCCCCGCTGTCTGGGCGAGGTTGACCGTGAGCTCCACTCCGGGCTGCGGCCTGCCCACCACCGCGGCGGTGAGCGTCACGTCCGGGTCCACGCTTGAGTCGATCGCGTACAGGTTCATCAGGCGCGCGCCGACTGGCCCGGTCGCGAAGCCGAACACGAACTGCGGCCGTCCGTCGACGTCCCAGACGGCGACGGACTCCGGCTCGCGGGATTCGAGGGTCAGCGCGTGCAGGTCGTGAACGCGCTGGATCGTCTCCCCGGTACGGATGTCGATGACCGTCCAGTACGCGTCACCGTTCCCCTCGGGCGGCGCAGGGTTGGCGTCTCCGTACGCGGTGCCATGGAACTGGTAGACGTAGTGCCCGTACAGCGTCCACGACTGGAGGCTGGGGAAGGACGGCCGCGCGAACTCGAACAGCGGTGCGCTGAAGTCCTTCGCGCGGAAGTCCTCCAGGCCGAAGACGCGGTACCGCGTACCGCTGCCCGTGTTGTAGGCGATGCCCATGCGGCCGGTGTCGGCGTCCAGACTCGCGGTGATCGCCCGCACGTCCTGGTACGGGCTGATCGGCTCGTACACGTCCAGGTCCGGGGCGCCGACGTCCAGGATCGCGCCGTCCTCGAACGCCATCCTGACCAGTCGGCGGCCGTGCGCGTTGGTGCCGATCGGCTGCTGCTCGGCGTCGTAGGCCAGCCACAAGTACGCCGTACCGTCCTCGTGCTCGACGGCCAGGCCCGCGCCGTGGTCGAAGCCCCGCACGTACATCACGCCCGTGACCTCGCCGTCGAGCGTCACACGGTTGAGCGCCAGGTCCCCGCGCGAGTCCCGTACTCCGGTAGGCGGCGGCTCGGTCTCGTCGGTGAGCTGTATGCCGTTGGCGATGACCTGTGTCGCGTACACCAGCCCGGCCACAGGGTCGTATGCCTGCTGCTGGTGGACTCGGGTCTGATCGAGCGCGACGGCCCCGCCCAGCAGCGGCGTCGCGCTGCCGTCGAGGGTGAACAGGATGTCGGCCACGGTGTCACCCCAAGTCCGCGCGCGGCACGAGTTGCACGCGCGCTGTCGCGTCTGGAGCGGTGTAATCGCTGCGGGACCACACCTCGATGCACAGCCCGGTCGGGCACGCGAACGTCGGCCACTCGAACAGCGCGCCCTTCGTGCCGTAGATGATCGGTGTGGACGTGGCCGTGCCGATGGGGACCTGTGGGCACTCGATCACCGCGCGCCGTACCCGGCCGTCCACGCGCAGCGTCGAACCGCGCGGCAGATACGGGAGGTTGATGTCGGTGCAGGCGTTGCACGGATCGGAGTTGTCCTCGCACGGGGTGCCCTGCGGGTTCGTCCAGAACCGCACCAGGAGGCGGCGCATGTCCGTGGACCCGGCCCGCACCTCCAGCACGGGCACGGTCTCCAGCCACTCCGACTGAGCCAGCGGCGAGACCGCAATCCGCGACCGCTGGAACGTGTCCATTCCTGTCGCATAGCAAGGGGACGCCGGCGCCGGCGGCGCGGGCGGCAGCGGCGGAGGCGGACACAGCGGGTCCTGCGCGCACGGCTCCGGGGTGAGGCACTGCTGATACACCTGGTCCGGGTCGACCGGCCCGACGCGGTCGCCACCGCCGAGCGGCACCCAGTCCGAGCCTGTCGCCAACGGCTCGTGGTAGATCCACGGCACCCCGGCCGCCAGCGAGAACGTCACCGTCGTGAGGACCGCGCCGCCCGCGAGGCGCTGCTGTGCGGTCACCTGGGGGCTGTCGAGAAGTCCGACGTCGTACAGGTGACGCAGCTCCCGCTCACCATCCGTCGGGCAGCAGGAGAAGACGCACATCTCGTCCCCGTTGCACGCGCAGGCAGAGCCGCCCAGCGCGGACGAGAGCCACTCCAGCCCGTACGAGGCGGAGCACTCCCCGTCCGAGATGAGGAGCACGGTGTAGCCGATCTCCCGGTGCGCGCGGCTGACCGGGCCGAGCACCGCGCCGCCGCCGACCAGGGGCACCGGCTCCCGGCTCACCGTGCCCGCGTTGAAGCCGGCGACGTCCAGGCCGAGCACGCCGAGGACGCCGGCGGACTCCGGGACGGCGGGGTCGTACCAGGGTGCGTCGTCGGTCGCCGGGTCCACATACGGCATGTCGCCGAGGGCTGCGGGCAGGTCAGGGCACGGGTCGCACTGCACCGGCACCCCCCGCCCGGCCGCATACACCGCGGCGCGGGCGGAGTTGACGATCTCTGCCCCTGCGAGGTCCATGTAGTCGGCGAGCATCTACACCCCTGCCGCTCTGGCGATCTGTCCTTGGAGGTGCTGGGCGAGCACCGCCGGGTCGGACATCCGGCTTTGGATGTTCCAGTTGTTCGTGATCTGCGTGCCGCCGCCGCCCGCGCCCTGGCGGGCGAGGAGGTCCAGGAGGCCGGACTGCTGAGCGAGCTCGGCGGCGCGCCGCGGCCGGGAGAGGGGAATGATGACCTCCGGGCCGGCCTCGCCGACGAGTCCCTTGACGGGGCTGCGGACGATCCCGCCGTCCGCGAAGGGCAGCGCGTCCTGCACGACGGACGGGAGCCCCGACTTGATGGCAGAGATGATCTTCCCGCCGATGTTGCCGAGGGCGGAGATGATCCGTCCGGGCAGCGACGTGAACATGCTGACAATGCTGCTGATCAGCGAGGACACCGCGCCCCGCGCCGCACTCGCTGCACTCCGGAAAGCCCCGCCGATCCGTGAGCCGAGCGAGGAGAGGGCGGAGCCGATCCGGCCCGGAAGAGTGGTGAAGAGAGAGACCGCCGAGCTGATCAGGCCGCGGGCGGTCGCCAGCGCCCGCGTCCGCGCCGAGGTGAACGCAGACACCACACGCCCGGCGAGGCCCGCGAGCGCCGACCCGACCCGACCCGGCAGGGAGCTGAAGAAGCCCACGGCCGCCGAGATGAAGCCGGTGATCACGGAGCGCGCGAGGGAGAACGCCGTGCGGAAGGGACTCAAGATCAGCGACGGCAGCGAGCCCAGCGCACCGGCGATCCGCCCGGGGAGCGCGGCGATGAAGTTGACGGCCCCGGTCAGCCCGTTGACCAGCCCTGTCAGCACCGCCACCACGCCCCGGATCACCGGCACGACGGCGTTGATCGCGATCCAGGACACGAAGGCCGCGGCGATCTGGAGGATCGGCCCGGCCATGCTGATCATCAGGCTGACCAGCGGTGTCACCGCCGCGACGAGGTCGGCGATGGGCGGCAGCAGCGGCACCAGCGCGTCCATCAGGGCGCTGAAGGCGTCTACCAGCGGCGGCAGAACCGGCATCAGCGCGGAGAGGATCTGCCCGATCAGCGGCGCCAGCGCCGCCACCACCGTGGTGACGGCCGCGCCGACCGACGCGAGTACCGGCGCAAGGGCCTGCGCCGCCTGCCCGAGCGCCGTGCCGAGGGCGGTCGCGACCTGGGTGAGCACCGGGATGAGCGGCTGCACCGCGCCGAGGATGCTGGTCAGCGCGTTGACCAGCGGCGGCAACAGCGGTGTGACGATCTTCAGGGCGGCGCCGAGCACCGCCGTCAGCAGCCGCCCGAGCTGCTGGATGATGGGGCCGAGCGCGCCCGAGAGCTGCTGGATGAGCGGCCCGACAGCCTGAGCCAGGGTCCGCAGCGCGGGCGCGAGCGCACCGGCGAGCGTCCCGACGAGCTGCCCGGCCAGCGGCAGCAACGGCGAGATGGCGTTGACGACGGCCCCGAGCGCGGCGCCCACCGGCACCAGCGCAGGCTGGATCGCACGGAGCGCCCCGGCTACCCCGGTAGCGAGGGACTGGAGCGCCGTAGCGATCGGCGCGAGCGCAGGGCCGAGGGCGGCGATCAGACCCGTCAGCGCAGGGCCGAGCGTCTCGAAAATCGGGACGAAAGCCGGGGCGATGCCGCCGATCACCCTGATCAGCGAGGTGAAGATCGGGCCGAGCGCGGAGCCGATGGCGCCGAGCGCCTCGAAGACCCCGACGAGTGCGCTCGTCCCCTGCGCGGTCTTGAGGAAGTTTGCGACGTGTCCGGTGAGCTGGCTCACGACGCCGAGGACATCGCCGCCGGCCGCGGACGCGGCGGAGAAGACGCTGCCGAGGATGCTGCCGACGTTCGCGAGGATCGCTCCGAGCTGCCGGAAGACCGCGACGGCTTCGCTCACCCAGGCGACGGCCTGGCCGGAGTCGGAGACCTGCGTCATCCACACGCCGAGCCGCGCCCCCGCGTTGCCGATCGCCGCGCCAAGCTTCGGGCCGAAAGCCTCGGCGACGGCGGCCGACATGCGGAGGAAGCCCTCGGTGACGGGCCCGACGGCGAGCCGCAGCCGAGAGGTCGCCGCTTCTGTCCCCTTGACGATCTCCTGCACCGACTCGACGCCGCGGGACGAGGTGACGAACTGCAAAGCGGCTGAAGCCGCCTCGCCGAAGTTCGCCGCGATCGCCCGGGTGCTCTTGGACAGCGACCCGGTCAGCAGCTCCGAGACATCGGCGATCTGGTCGGCGAACTGGGCGAAAAACTTCTGCTGAAGGCTTTCTTGCAGGTCGGAGAGAGGGCTCCGGAGCCCCCGCACTGCCTGCGCCGCGGTCTGCGCGGCCGGCGCCAGCCCCTCGATCGCGTCAGCGAACTCCTCGGCATCGCCCGTCAACGCCGCGCCGAACGCCTCGCCAACTCCGTTGAGGGCCGCGGCGAGCACCCCTACCGCAGCGGCGCTCGTCGTGACGGCCGTGGGCAAGACGGCCAGGATGCCGATCGACGGCGTCAGCGCGGCCGTGAACTGCACCAGGCTGCCCGCTGCGGCGGCTGCCTGCCCGGCCAGCACCACCAGGCCCAGCCCCTTGGTGAGGATGCCGCCCGCGCGGCCGGCGGTGCCTGCGAGGCCGCCGAGGCTGGAGGCGAGCCGCCCGATGCTCGCCGTCGCGCGGGAGGTATCTGCATGCACCGGCACCTGCACCGGCCGAAGCCCGCGGGCCGCGGCCACGATCTGCGCGCGGAACCGGTCAAGGTCTGGGACTACGCGGATATCTGCCGTCAGTCCGCGGGCCGCGTTCCGCACCTGCGACTCGAAGCGGCCCAAGTCCGCGTCGACGCGGACTTGGGCTCGCACGGTCCGCAACGTGCGGCGCAGGTCTCGGGCGATCTGACGCCCGGCCCGCTCTCCGGTGCCGCGCACCGCCCGCTGCACAGCATCGTCCAGGGCCTCGCCGGCGTCCCGGCCCGCGCGGGCGAGTTCCTGGCGGAGCTGGGCTGCGTATCCGGCGGTGTCGGCAGTGATCTGGACGGAGGTGCGGCCGACCTGCGGCACGGGCGGTCACCTCCGGGCATGCACAGCACCCCGGTCATCGGGGTGTGTGCCCGGCCCACCAGCCAGCGGCGTCACCAGGACGGTAGGGGCGCGTACGGGCAGGTCCGACTACTCGTCGCCGTCGTCGGCCATGGCCGCGATCTGCCGCGCCTGCGCCGCCATCTCGGAGTCGGAGAACCCGCGCGGGACGGCAGTCCTGGTGCGGCGGAGTTCGGGCGGTGGGTCGAAGATTGCCTGCTCCACCTTGTGGAGGTCCCTCTCCTCCTGCGCGCCGTCGACCAGCCACGCCCACACGCCGGACACGATCCGGTGTGCTGACGCCGTGTCGACGTCCATCCCGTGCCGCACGCACCAGGCGCCCCAGTCCCGCCACCGCTCCTGAGCGAGGGTGCACAGCCGCGCGGCGGCCCACCACTCCATCCCGAACAGCTCCGGGGCAATACCTAGGACGATGCGCCAGCAGGCGTACATGCCCAGCCGGTCATCCGGGTCGCGCAGCCGCGCGTCGATCTCGCGGCGCTCCTCTCCCTCGAGGAGGCCGGGCACGAGCTGCGGCCACTGCCCGGACGCGGCGATCCCCGCGAGCGTGCGCCCGTCGGGCACCGTGAGGGTGTACGGGCGGCGGTCGATGCTGATGCGCAGCGGCCCCGGCTCGGCGGGGCCGAACCTCACGGCCGCGCGGGCTTCTTGGGCGCCGTCTTCTTCGCAGCGGCCTTCTTCGCCGGCGCCTTCTTCGCCGCGCGTCGCTCCTCACGGTTCGCGGAAGCGAGGCCCATCTCCTCCTGCCGGGCTTCCACCTGCGGCTTATAGTGATCGGCGATCTTCTGCACCAGGTCGATCACGTAGCCGATGCCCACCCGCCGGTTGCCCAGGTCGAGCACCTTGTCCATGACCTCGGCAGCATCGTCCGTGGAAAGGATCATCCGCAGCATCTGCTCGATGATCGCTTTCTGCTCGGTCGGGTCGTCGGCGCGAGCCTCCAGATCCGCGACCAGCAGCCCCACGGAGTCTTTCGGGAAGTGCGCTTCGTACACCTCCCCGTCGATGCGCACGGCGACGGGCGGCAGCGCATCCGGGTCGTGTCCGGCGTCGCCGTCGATCACGAAATCGGTTGCCATGGTGGTCCTCCTCACGGGTCGCGGGGGTTATGCGAGGACATAACCGTGAGGGGGCTTCAGACCCCCACAGCGCCGCGTTGTGGCTGGTGGTCCCCGGCACGGTAGGGGTCAGTACCGCACGGTCCGGTCGATCGGCCACGGCGATACCTCGGCCAGTGCGTCGGCGAGGAACGGCTGCCCGCGCTGCCCACGCACCTCCCGGGCGAACACCCGTCCCCCGCCACGCGGCTGCCAGGACAGCACCCGCGCCCGACGCGGGCGGATCGGCTGGCCCGACGGCCCGTAGATCCCGGTGCCCTCGTGCACGTACGCGGCGTACTCCAAGCTGGACCACACCTCGCCGACGACCTGGGAGCCCCGGACGCTCGTCTCCGACCGGATCGACGCGCGCAGCCTCCCGTTGTCCACCGGTGCTCGTCGGCGGGCCGCAGTCGCGACCGCCGTCGTCACCTCGTCCACGACGCCAGCGAGCACCCGTGCTACCGCTGCCTCGTCCACATCGACATCGACTCGCACGCCCACGTCACACCTCCACAGTGATCTGCGCCGTGACCCCTGCACACCCGCCCTGCGGCCCCATCGGCGTGATGGGCCCCGGCCACATCTGCACATCGGCCAGTGCGTCACAGCAGGCCACCGCGCCCCGCAGCAGTCGCGTGTCGGCGACCAGGCCCCAGGCGTCCGCCTCGCGCTGCTCGCACATCGGCGCGGACTGCCCGTCCGGCGCGACCACGGCGACGCACCGGGCCACGCCCAGCTCGATGACGGTCTGCATCCGCCACGTCTGGCAGCGGCGGCGCCGCTGGTCGGTGACGACCGGGTCTTGACGCACCACCCGCACCCACGCCTGGCCGTGGCCGCCATCGCAGTCACAGTCGCAGAAATCCTGCGACGGCGGCCCCGAGCCCCACACCAAGCAGCAGGCGCACGCGGGACGTCCGCCCTCGGAGAGCGCGGCACACAGGCACGCGGTCAGCCCGGAGAGCACCGGCCCCAACCGGGGGTCGGCGTCGGGCGGCAGCAGGACATCGGCCGGCGTTGTCACCGGGGCACCTCCGGGCGGTAGCGGGCCGCCAGCGGGGCGGGCGGCAGGTCGAGGGAGAAGACCGCGGCGTGCTGCCGGTGCTGCTGGGGGCTGACGAGCTGCACCCACGCCCACACCTGCGGCATGTGCGCGCGCAGTGTCTCCGGCCAGTCGCCGGGCGGGACGATGTCGTACGTCACGCCCTCTCGGCTGACCGTCTTCGTACCCGTCGGCAGAGCGCAGCCGCCCGGCCGCCCCTCACACAGCTTGGCGATCTCACAGGCGAGTTGACCGACCGCACGGCGTCCGGCCGCAGGCACTTCCAGGCCGCGCAGGTACCGCACGGACAGGGTGTCCGGCTCCGTGTCCGGACGGTCCACCCGCTGGCAGTCGGGCCAGCACTCCCCGCCTGTCCGGACGAGGCGTCCGCCTGTCGCCGTGCGGTGCAGGACGTATCCGGACGCGTCCACCGCCTGTCCGTCCTGCTTGACTTCGACCACCGAGTGGACCGGTCCCGGCAGGTGGATCTCGCACAGCGGCGTGCACGTGCATCCGCTGGGGCCGCAGCCGCACGGCCGGTTGTACCAGCGCCCCCGGTCGAGCACCGGACGCAGCAGCCCGTTTCCGTAGGCGAGCGTCGGCGTCGACTCGTGGCAGGCACGGCGACACGGCCGGATCACCTCCTCGCACAGCCCGTACCGGCCCGCGGTCAGCCGCCACAGCACGTCGGTGGCGATCTCGGCAGCGGTCTGCTGTTCCGGGCTCCACTCGTCCGGGTCGCCCGGCCAGCCAGGGCAGCACGACGTGTCGAGCGGCCACGGGCACGGTCCGTCCTCGGCGGGCGGCCCGAGCGGGTCCGGCCTCGGCGGGGGATTGATCACGGGCATGGTCGTGGTCCCTTCACGAGGGCTCGACCATCAGCCAGCCCACCGTCGAGGTGTCGGCTGCGGACGAGCTGGTGATCGTGAATCCGACGCCCGGGTCCCGGGCGTACGACAGGTGTCCGGGGTCGCCGCCGGGTGTCTCGCGCTGGAGGAAGAGGCGGCTGACGTCGGTCACCGAGGTGTTGGCCACAGTGACCGTGCCGCCCCCGAGCGTCGCCACGCCCAGCCGCGCGTTCTCGCCCTCCGCGATGGCCAGGCCGCCGCCGGGGCTCCCCGCGCGCAGCGCTTTCGCGGTCGGCTCCCAGGTGGTGAAGATGCCGCCGGACTGCCCGCCGCCCTCCATGACGGCGTACGAGTCCGTGCGCAGCGCCCCGCCATCGCCCCGGTACCAGCCGGGCGTGTCCGGGGCGTCGGCCCCCGTACCGAAGACCGTCAGCCCGTCGGCGCGAGTCACCGCCCGCGGGAACTCCTCCCCCTCGACGGCGACCTGGGCTGCGTTGTCCGCGGCGTCCTCCTGCCGGGCCGACAGCCCACCCGAGACCACGAGTTCACCCGTGACGGTCCCGCCGGCCAGCGGCACGTACGCCGCATCAGCCGCAGCCTCAGCCTCCGCGACGGCCCCCGCCTGGGCGGCGTCGGCCCTCGCCTGCGCACCGTCCTGCGTCTCCAGCACGGCCGTGTCCTCGATCCCGTGGATCGCTGTCGTCGCGTCCGAGTGCGCGGCGAGGGCGCTCGCGGCAACGGACTCGGCGGCGGCCTGGGCGGCGTCCGCCCGCTCCTGCGCACCGTCCTGGGTCTCCAGCGCGCTCGTGGCGAGGATGCCGTGCACATCGGTCGTCGCCGCCGTGTGCGCGGCCAGGTCGTCGGCGACGGTCTGCACCTGCCCGTCCGTGGCGAGCGCGCTGGTGTCGGGGATGCCGTGCACGTTGGTGGTGTCGGCCTCGTGCTCGGTCAGCGCGGTCGCGGCCGACTCCTCGGCGTCCGTACGAGCTGCGTCCGCCTTCGTGGTCGCGTCGGCCGCAGCGGCGGCGACCGCCTGGTCCCGTGCCTCGTCCGCCTTGTCCTTGGCCCCGGCTCGGGTCTCCAGCACCGTCGTGTCCGCGATGCCGTGCACGTCGGTCGTGGTCGCGTTGTAGGCGTCGATCGCCTCCGTCAGCTCCTCGGCGGTGACGTACTCCTCGACCACCCCTACGGCTACCTGGAAGCTCTCCGAGTCGACGTTGATCCAGTAGTGCCCGGCCTCCGCCCAAAAATGCAGGTAGCCCTCGGCGTCCGTGCTCGTCGGATTGGGCAGCGGCTCGCTACCCTCCTCGTCCGCGAACAAGTGCGCGAACACGTTGGAGTCGAGCGGGAAGACGTACGCCTCTTCGCCCGCCGCGATCTCGCCGGTCTTGTACCAATACAGCTCTCGGTACTCCGCCAGCGCCATGGTCACCCCTCTCCTGGTGGCCAGAGGCCGGGACCGCCGCGCTGAACGGCGGCCCCAGCTCTACTTGGCGGACTTCCTCGTCCTCATCCGCAGCCCGGCACCCTCGCCCGGTGTGAACGTCGCCGTCGCCGACAGCGACTCGTCGCCCGCCGAGGTCGCGGTGATCGTCTGCTCACCCGTCACCTCCGACTCGTACGCGTGCGTCGCCGTGGTCGTCCCGGCCGGAACCTCCTCCGACGTCGTCTCGTCGCCCCAGTCCACGGACACCGCCGAGCTGGCGGGGAAGTCCGTCAGGGTGATCTGCACCGTGCGGCCGGTCTCGTCGTCGGAGTCCGCGGTTGCTTCCATCGCCGGCTCGGGCTCCGGGTCCGGATCGGGTTCGGCCGGCACCACGATGGCCTCGCGGGCACGGAAGGTATCGATGTCGCCCCGACGGACCGACACCGTGTAGACGGACGGCACGCTGTAGGTGTGGAGCACTGTGACGGTGCCGTCCGCCCCAGCGGTGATCTCCTCCGGCTCCGAGCCGTCGCCCCAGTCGATCAGCGCCGTACCGTCCGACTGCGACGGCAGCTCCACAAGGGCGGTCACCTCGTAGTCCTCACCCGTGAGGGCCAGTGTCGGCTCGTCGGCCGGCAGCGGGACGGTGATCGTGCGCGAGGTGCAGATGACCGGGGTTTCCTTGTCGCACGCTGTGATCGTGTACTCGCCGTCCTCGTCGTAGACGTGCGTGATCCAGGCGCCGTCCGCGGCTTCCTGCGGGTCGGAGTCGTCGCCCCAGTTGATCATCACGGGGCCGAAGCCGTGGTTGTCGGCACGGAGCCTCACGGTCTTGCGGTCGGACTCGGACGCGAGGCCCGTGATGTACAGGTCCGCCGGGTCCGGAGTCGGCCGGTCCACCGGCTGGCATCCGCACTCCGGCTCCGGCGGCCGGATCGTGGTGACGAAGAATCGGCGGGGCACCTTCGGGCCGACCGGCTTGAGCATCGGGCCGGGCACACCGCCCTCGCCTGCCTGCACGTTGTACGGGCCCCGCCGCCAGCCGCTCCCGACCTTGGTGCGTCCGTTGAAGTTGAAGGACACAGCGTCGTTGGTGATCTCCAGATCGCCCGGGATGGCGCCCACGACCCAGGGCAGCAGCAGGTAGCCCCACTGGCCCTGTGCCCCGGTGCCGGAGCAGGCGTCAGCGTCGCCCGAGTAGACGTCCGTCCACAGCTCCAGGGCATAGCCGATGTCGGTGCGCATCTCGGTGGACTCGTCCCAGCCGATGGCGTTGCCCTCGGCGTCGCGGTAGATCTCGAAGCTGGGGTTCATGATCTGCACAAGGTCGGGGTCGACCTCGCAGAACTCCATCTCCAACCCGTGGTACGAGAGCGTTTCCGTGCCGGGCTCGTTCACGCACTGCTGGCCGTTGGCCTTGGTCACCGTGATCGCGTCGCCCTCTTCGGTCTCCGGGCTCATGCTGATGGTCACGAAGCCGTCCGAGACGACTTGGGCGCAGGGCCCGTAGACCGGGCGCCCGCAGGCGTCCAGGCGTGTTGCTCGCAGCGCTTTGCCGCGCAGCAGAGACGGACAGGGCATCAGTTCTCCTTGGGTCGGCGCCGCTGCGCGCGGCGAGCAGGCGGGGACTTCGGCGGGGCGGCGACTTCGGCGGCGGGGGCGGCGTGCTCGGGGACCACCAGCCCGGCACGCTCGCCGCCCGTCACCACCTGCACCCCGGCCCGTACACCGGGAGGCAGGCCGGGCAGGACGCGGCGCACCAGATCGCGGAGCGTCTCGCCCGAGTCGGGGACGTAGGCCGGCATCACGCATCACCGCCAGCGACGGAGACGAGGACGGCCGCCGCGTAGCAGTCGTGATCAAGCACGTAGGTGCGCTCCGCGATGGCCGTGCGGGTGTTGGTGGGCGGGTCGAACGCCTCGTGCACGAAGGGTTGCGAGCGATGCGCGGTCACGGTGCCGGTGGCGTACAGCCAGAACACGCCCTCAGCCGGAGCCGGATCGCTGGGCGCCGCCGGGTCGTCGTAGTAACCGCCACCGAACGCAACTCGGCTCTCCAACTCGGTGCGCATCTCCGGCCCCTGACGGGCGACCAGCCGCGCCGTCGTCCACACCGGCTGTGTCCAGCGAGGCGCATGGAGCGTCGGCTGCCCGGCGTAGTGCAGTACCGCATCCTGCTCCAGCGCGCCGAGCGCCACCGCCAGCGGAACCGCCGTCGTACCGAGCGGCGTGCGAGCACCGGCAGCGGCGAGCTGAAGCGAGAACGCCCTCTCCACCTCGCGGTGCTCGACCAGCCGCAGCCGCGCCATGGCGCGCTCCTGGGGGTCCGGGAAGGCGACCGCGTTGCACTCGGCACGGGCGTAGACCGTGAACGGACCACCGCTCTCCACCCAGGTCAGACCCTCGGCGAGCGGCTTGTCGTGCGAGGTGGTGCCCGAGGGCACCTCGAAGCTCAGCGAGAACGGAGACGCCCCGCCCGGCACGACGAGGCTTCCGGACTCCGGGCTCGTCGCCCCAGCCGCGGTGAACACCACGTCGTACTCGCCCGGCGCGTACACCACCGCCGGCCGGGAGCCGCCTGGCGCCACCGACCCGGCGTCGATGACCGTCGACCCGCGCCGCACTTCGTAGGCCACGGTCGTCTCACTGCTCGACCCCGACGACCACACGACCGGGTATGCCAGCGTCAGGCAGGAGCCAAGATCGCCCGACCCCTCGGCGTAGGGAATGGTGACCTCGGTCGCCGAGCAGCCGGACCCGGCCGGATACGAGATCGTCCACCCGCCTTCGGTCTCGGTCTCGACGGGCGTCGACTCGCCGGGCTCCAGCTCGACGTCGATCGGCTCGCCGCCGTCCTCGGGCGGGGTGACCGTGACCGTGACCGGCCCGGTCAGGCCCGCGTCGGCGGTCAGGACAAGGTCGGTGGTCGCCTCCTCGGAGGGCCGCTCGACCCGCACGCCGAGGCCCTCCGAGGGGGTGGCGGTCACTGTGGCCGTCAGCTCGGTTGGCGGGTCCGGCACGGGGCAGGAGCCCTCGACGCGCCCGCCCTGGGCGCAGGCGTCGGTCTCGTACTCGACTCCGCCCATCTGCCAGCGGCCATCGCCGGTCACCACCTGGGCGACCGACAGCAGGCCGTAGGTGTAGGGCTCGATCGGAGGCGCGTCGACCTCGACGCGCCCCGGAACAGGGGTAGGGGTGCTCAAGTGCGCCTCCGCGGTGGGGAAGCAGCCCGGGGACTCCGGCAAGGGGGGAGCGGGTCCCCGGGCTACTGGTTCAGGGATGGGCTAGTCGTCGCCGCCGGCGGCGCAGGTCACCGTCTGAAGGCCGCCGGACAACCCGTTGGCGCACAGCGGAATAGTGACGACGTAGGAGACGCCGCAGCGCATGCACACCTGGATGCCCTCCTCGGTGAAGAGGCTCGTGTACATGTTCTGCGTCAGTGAGGCGTGGTCGTAGACACCGTCAAGGCTGATCACGTCGGCCTGGAGCTGGAAGAAGCTGCCCGCGCGGTACAGCAGGACTTTGACCTCGTCCGGCCACACGGTCGGGACGGTCTCGCCACCGAAGCCGGAAGCGTCCTGGTCAGCGTAGGCGTCCTGCCAGTCGTACACCCACTGGGGACTGACGCCGACGGAACGGAGGTAGCCGTCGATGTCGCCGTCCGGCACGCTCCACCGGCGCTCGATCGCCTGCTTCTTCCGCAGGTCCGACTTCAGGATGCCGCGCAGCCAGAAGGGGGCGATCATCTCCAGCGTGGCCGTCTGCGAGAGCCGCTCCCGGTACCGCTGGTACTGCACCTGGAGCTCCAACATGGACAGCACCGACTCGACCATGCCCGGCCCGTGCGGGTCGGTCACTGCGGCCTGCGGGTCCGGCGTGGCCGGAGCGGGCATCGTGACCGCCGTGCTCAGGCTCTCCATCTTGGCGATCTTCCAGGCGTTCAGCTTGTGTGCGTGGATCGCGAGGACGCCCTCGGTGAACTGGCTTACCCTCTCGGGCCAGCCGCGTTCGGTGAGGATCGGGGTGCGCAGGCAGACGCCGTCCACGTCGAGGCGGCACTCGATCATGTCGTCCGGGCACGGCACTTCGAGGCAGGGCTTCTCTTCGCCCGCGATGGCGTCGGCCTCGGTCTGGTGGAAGCCCACGCTGTCCCAGGCGCCGAAGATCGCGGCCCAGTCGAAGTCGGCCGGGTACCGCACACCTCCCCGACGAGCCGACACGGTGGGCAAGTTGACCATGCCGTCCTGCGTGATCCGCAGATCGCACAGGTCATAGAGCGTCTCGGACGGGGCGCACCAGCCGCCGGCCGCGACGAGGGAGCCGCCGTTCAGCTTCGTCTCGTCGGTGGCGCGCTTGATGACCGTGTCCGCTTCGGAATCGTCCCGGATCGTGAACTCATCCGGGACGTTGCGCTTGATGCGGGCGACGCCGACACGCTGACGTCCGCCACCACCGCGCCCGCCGGAGGTGATCAGCGGCATTATCCGCTGCTCCCACGCACGGCCGAAGTCGCCGAGACCGTCGAGCAGTTGGCCGGTGGAGTATCCCGGCACATCAGCCGCGGCGACGAGGGTGTGGGCGGTCCGCCCGCGGTCCACCTCGGGCGCGGGCGGGGTCGTGGAGTGCAGGCCGAGCGGCACCCTCGGCCGCGCCGACGCCGCCACCGGCTCGGGGGCGGGCGCAGCAGGGTCCGGCTCCGGTTCCGGGTCGGGCTCGGCCTCCGGCTCCGGGTCGGGCTCATTCGCCGCCGGGGGTTGGAGGTTCCGCAGCCGGTCACCGGCCGCCGCCGCCCGCTGTGCCCGGTCGTCCGCGGCGGCCTGGTGCTCGGTGACCGCGTCGGCGACGGCGGCGAGCTGCTCCAGCACGGCCACGGTCTCGTCGTCGGCGGGGCCGTCGCCCTCGGTCGCAGTGTCGAAGCGGGCCAGCACTTCGGCGGTGACGGCGGACGGGTCCAGGTCGGCGCCGGCGGTGGTGATGGCTTGGCGGACGAGGTCCGCGTGCTGGTCGGCCGGGGCCTCGCGCAGCTTGGCGAGGAGATCGTCAAGGAAGCTCACGGCTTCGTCCCCCTTCTTCGGGGTCTCGTGTCGTCAGCTCCCGGCCCACCAGCCAGCGGAGTCATCGCGCAGCGTAGAGGCGCGTACGCGTAGGTCAGTCGTGCCGTGCAATCGCGGCGTTGGCGTTCATGACCGCCTCATCCACATGCTCCACCGCCCGGGACAGCTCCGGGCTGGACGGGCACAGCTCGGCCAGCAGCTCGGCGAACTCACGGCCCGCGGCGCGCAGCCGCTCGTACCGTTCGGGCTGGTCGTCGTGCGGCGGGTGGTAGGTGAAGCGGTTCGCGATGTCCAGGGTGTAGGCCATGATCAGACTCCCTTTGCCGTGGCGGGGATGACGATCGCGCCCGTGCGCGGGTCGATCTGCTCGACCTTCCCGCCCCGGGCCTTCCGCGCGGTCTCGGCGCGCGTCGGGTCGGCGTAGTCGACGCGACCGCCGTGCGGGTCGGTGTGCCTCCACACCGTGCCCTTCGCGCCCGTACCGGTGGCACGGCCGCCGGAGCGACCGCCGCAGTTACATCCCATGATCGATTCCTCTCTGGTGGTGGTCAGGACGCCTTGGCCTTGGCCTTCTTCGCCTCCCACGAGGCGACCGCCGCGCACGCCTCCGCGCGCGAGCCCGGGTTCACGCTCTGCTTGCCCGGGAAGTTGAGGTCGCCGGTGCGGCACATCTTCTTGGTGGCGTTGACGGCTACGGCGATTGCGTGCGACTCCGACATGCCCTTCTTCTGGAGATGCTTGGCGATGCGCTTGATGTAGGAGGGCAAGCCGCCGGCCTTCTCCACCCAGTTCGCCAGCTCGACCGAATCTTCCTCGTCCGGCAGAGCGGCGGCGGCGAGCTGCGCCACCGCCTGCGTCCGGAGCCGTCGCGCTGCCAGCTCGGCCCGCGTCCGGCGGGCGACCCCCATGGCCTCGGCCACGCGCTCGCGGCGCTCCTGCACAGCAGCCAGCTCGTCCGCGAGAGCTTCCACGTCCCCTTGGGACATCGGCACGCGCGACAGCGGCACGATCGCTTCTCCCGGGCTGAGTACCGCACCCGCCGCGACTAGCGCGTAATCCCCCTGCTCCGTGCGGCGTTTGGTCGGCACCGGGAAGCCTTCGGTGTTCACCGCGAGCGCGGCCACCAACTCCAGGCCGCTACCCTCCTGCCGCCAGTCCCCGGAGAACCGCGACAGCGACAGCCGCAACCGCTGCTCGTCGCTCAGGTCGGGCAGCACAGCACCCGCCAGCCAGATGCCGCGCGAGTCCTCTCCGGCCCGCACGACGGCCGCCATGGTGCCCGTGTGGTCGTAATGCTCGGCAGCCGCCTGCCGGCCCAGGCCGAGCGCGGCGTGGCCGGTACCCATGGTGATCAGACCAACGTCCACCAGCCCTTCACCCGTCGCGATCGGACGCGAGTTGAACAGCGTGTACCCGGACGGGGAGCGCGGCGGAGTGACTGCCCGGCCCGGGTAGGAGCGGTGCTCGACGCCCCACGCCGCGAGGTACCCGGACACGCGGCCGTCGTCGTCCACCGTGACGGGCTGGAGGTCCGGCAGGTCGGGCGCACGGAACCACTCCGTGGGCGGCAGCCAGCCCTCGTACCGGAACGCAGCCGACAAGATCCCCGCATCCGCCGGGCTGTCGGCCGGGCCGTCCCCGGCCTCGTTCGCGGGCACGGCGCCGTCCTCGTCGCAGTCGGCCGGCACCCAACCGCCGTCAGGCCCCGGTCGCACGCACCGGAACTCGTCCTCGTCCTGGTCCTCGTCCTCGATGGCTGGGACGGCGGAGGGCTGCTCGGCCATGCCGATCTGCGCCTCCGGGAATGCCGGGTGAGCCAGCAAGCTCGCCCCCATGATCCGCCAACTCGTGTACAGCTCCCCGGCGGCCATGCCGTCGCCGGGCTCGCAGTCGTCCACCGGGGCGCCGTCCTCGCCGACGCACACCATGCGGCCGTCCGCACGGTCGATGTCCGCGCTGACGAACCGGAAGAACCCGCGCTCGATCTTCCGGGCGAGCGCCGCCCCTTGCGGGTCGTCCAGATCGATCCGGCCCCGGCCCAGCAGCAGCGACCCGTCCCGCGTCACCTCGTCCAGTGTCATCAGCCCGACGGTGGCGCCATCATGGCGAGGGCCGGTGACGTACTGGACGGTTACCGGGAGCGGCAGTGGGCGCACGTCCACGTCCTGGTCGTCGGCGAGTTCGAGCATCCGACCATCGGCCGACCATTCGTTGACGAGCGCGATCGTGCCCGTCCATGTGCCGTCGTCGGCGACAGCGACCGCCGGGTCCGCGGCGGCTACGAGGGCTGAAGTCCAAGGGATGAGCACTGTCTTCTCCTACTCGGCAGGGGCGAGCTGCATGGAACAGCGGCAGTTGATGACCTCACCGGCCGGGCCGCGGGGGTCGCCGGGGAACTGGATATGGGCGCCCCCTACGTCGAACCGTTCGTTTAGCGGCACGGTCTGCCCGTCGGCCGCGCGGTGCGTCGCCCGGGTGCGGTCGTCGTGCGTGGCCAACCAGCGCTTCGTCCAGCGGCGGCCGGTGCGCGCCTGCGCATCCAATGCGGCCCCCAGCGACCCGGAGTTGAGCGCGCCGATCGTCTCGGTCCGAGTCATGGTGAGCACGGAGCCGTCCCACTGTTCCAGCGTCGCCAACTCCGCCAGTCTCGCCCGCAGTTCGCCCGTGGACTCCCCGCGGGCCACACCATCGCGCCACACCTGCCGCATCCGGTCCCACACCTGGCGCGGGAACGCGCGCAGCCGGTCCGCCAGCGGCTCGGCTTCGTCGTCCACACGCCCGGTCTTGGGAGCGTCCGGCGCTGTGCGGCCGTAGGCGCCCTGCCAGATCCGCCGCCAGACGGGAGCGATGTGCTGCTGCACCAGCCGCCGCCACCGGCTCTCGCCCGGCCAGCCCGACCAGTCCGGGCCTCCGCCTCCCGACGGCGCACCTGCGGCGGTGACGGCGCCGCCGAGCCCGAGCCCGGCCCGCACCTCGGCCAGGAACCCGCGCACCGCTTCCCCTACCGCCAGAGTCAGTTCCCGCTCGGCCGCAGCGACGCGGGATCGATCCCGCATCCGGGCCGCCAACCACGGGTCAGCGGGCGCCATCAGGCGGCCTCCTCGTCGCATCCGGCCTGCGCGATGGCGCGCGTGAGGTAGTCCCGGTGGTGCTCCTCCCGGGCCAGGAGCAGCGCGCGTACGTAGTGGTCCACCGCGCGGTGGAGGCACGTCTCGCCCGGGGTGGCGGCGTGGAACTCGCGGTACGCGTCGGTCAGCATCGGGTCGAGCTGCTCGGGGTCGGCGGCGAGTTCGACGTGGATGCGGTGCAGCGGCACATGCCGGAACTGCCCCCGCAGGCTGCGCCCGCCGCGGTTCAGTAGCCACTGCCCCGCCCGCTCCAGAGCACGGCGCACAGCCATGTCCAAGCAGGAGACGCGCCACTCCCCAGCAGCCGAAGCGACGAGCTGCGGCGGGTCGTTGCGCGGCAGCTCGGGCTCGACCGGTTCCCGCGCGATCTCCACCGGCGCCCGGTCAGCGTCCGTCGCCGCGGCCCGCGCCGAGTCCGGCAGTGACACACCGAGGGCCTCCAGCGCGGCCGGCGCGAGCTGCGCGTTCGACGCGGCCAGTTGGAGGAGGAGACGGCGCTGCTGTTCGTCGTCGTCCGGCATGTCCTCGGAGCTGAAGCCCAATTCACGCAGGTAGGCAGCATCGGACAGCACGCCGCGCGAGTGCGCCTCCGCGGCTTCGGGACCGCGGTTCGGCCTCTGCCGCAGCTCGGAAGTGTCGTACCAACAGCACCAGTTCTCCGGGTCGGGGACGCCCAGCGCCTCCCATGCGGGCCGGAAGTATCGCTCTGTCAGGGCGTCGGCAATGAGCCCGAGTTTCGGTTCGAGGTGGAGCTTGACGCCGCTCTCGTCGCTGAGCCAGGCGTTCCAGTGGTTGCTGTCCGCGAGCCCCGTGAGCACGTCCTGGGGCATGTCCAGCCCCGTCGCGACGCGCTTGATCGCGGCCTCACGGAGAGGCAACACGTTGCCGTCTAGCTCCGTCGCGAACGACTCGTAGACGAGCTTGTCTTTCGGCGAGCCCGGCGTGGTGAGCAGCAACGGAACGATCGCCGCCGCGCTGTCGCGATTCTTCAGCGGCGTCGCCATCGATTCCAGCAGCGCGGCGGCCACCGGGTTTGCGTGCAGGGGGTTCGGCCCGTCGGACTGCTGCGGCGTGGCCGGGGCCACGTCGTCGGACAGCAGCATCAGCCCGGCGCCGGCCAGCCGCGATTCCACCGTGGCGAGCACGTGCGCGGACAGTCCTTGCAGCTCCCGCAGCGGGTCACGGAGCGCTTGGAGCGGTGAGTCCGGCCGGTGAGCGATCTCCGCGTCCGGGCGCCACAGCCGGATCAAGGTGCAATCGGCCAGGGGCAGCTCTACGCGGGCGGTCGGGGAGTCAGGGAGTTGCACGCGGACGGAGGCGCCGCTCGACGTGCTGGTGACCTCGGAGGGGGAGCAGACCAGCCACCGGCGGCGGCCGGTGTCCGGGTCGTCGTAGCCGACGAGGTAGGACTCGCCGGGGATGTCGAGGAGGACGGAGAGGCGGCGCAGCATCTCGGATTGCCCGAGCTGCCCGCCCGCCAGTTCCTCGAGGGGCGCGAGGAGTGCGGCGGCCTGGTCCGCGCTGGTCTTGTCGTCGCCCTCGGCCTCGACGGGCAGTGGCTCACTCGATCCGTCGGGGTCGATGCGGCCGACGTACAAGCGGGCGCGCGAGCAGCCGTTCGCTGCCCAAGAGACGCCGGCGCGCAGCTCAGGTACGGCGCGGTAGAAGTCCCATCCCTCGGCCTGCCACTCTTGCCGTCTCCCGACGACCGTGCGCACCTGGTCCTTGGAGACGAGCGCGGCCGAGGCGAGGACGGCGCCGCCGGTTCCGGCAGGTTCGCCGGGCTTGTCGCGCTTGTGGATCTGCCACCACGCCATCGCGACCCCCTACCGGCGCCGGTCGCGGACGGCCATGTCCACTGCCAGCGGGTCGATCATGATGTGCTTCGGCGGCGGGGGCGAGTCGAGCCACGAGGCCGCGAGCGCGACGAGGTGTGAGGCGGTGAGCGCCGCGACGACGTACAGGAAGACGGTGGTGTCGTGCCAGGCCCAGTGCGCCCCGGAAGCTGCGGCAGCAACCCAAATCGAGGTGCACCAGGAGCAGCTCATGAGATCGAAGAGCCAGCGGAAGAACCCACTCGCCCTCCGTCCTTCGACTGCGGTGCGCACGGGCTGGAAGAGCACGTCGTCCACGACGAACCGCGTGACGCGGGCGACGGCGCCGAGAGTGAGGAGCGCGAGAATGATCTGGTGGGCCACGGGCGGCACGGTAGGGGCGCATACGACGAGGGCCCCGGCAACACCGGGGCCCTCGTCGTTACACCTCTTCGTTCACGACCGTCACGTTCATCTGGCGGAACCCGTGCTCGAATGACCTTGGCAGGTGCCAGAAGGAGTGGATGAGCCTGGCGAGGTCTCTATGGAACGCGGAGACCTCATAGTGGTGCGCCGTCTCGCCGTCCGACCCTTCGGTGAAGGCATCAGAGGGCACCGGAACCAGCGTTGATCCACTGTCGACGGCGGCGACGTCGTACCGGTCGACCATCGCCCCTGCGTAGTAGATCGTTGCGAAGTGACAGGGCGTCGCGCGGCGATGATCCGCATCGAGGTGCCGTTGGAACGGCGCCGCCCATTCCTCATCCGGCTCCGCTTCTCCGGAGTCTGCGCCCCATCCGATGCTCAGGCGGACGTCTTCGCGGTGGACGAGCAGCGTGTGGTGTCCATCGAAGATGGTGGTGCCATTGCCGTTGCTGATCTGGCGCCAGTCCTCGCGCGTCGAGGATCTGACGCGGTTGCGGATCTCTTCGAGTCGCATATGTGCGGGCTCCCTCCCCTTGTGAGTGACGTGATGCTACGTCCTACGCAGAGGGCAGAGGTTCGCTATGGTCCAACTCGTCCCAGGGGCATGCCTGCGAGGCCGCTGCGCGTCTGCCCGACTCCCGAGAGCGACACCCCCGCCGCCGACGAGATCGCCTCCCGCGAGGACGGCGCCCGCAGCAGCCCGTAGGCCAGGTACACGCTCGCGTCGATCCGCCCCGGGGAGTCCGACCCGGGCTGCCAGGACACCCACTCGGAGACCAACTCAGGCAAGTGCGCGGCCAACCGCACCCGGCCTTCCCGCCACTGCTGCGCGACGGGTTCGGCACGCAACAGCTTTCCGGCTCGCGCGGTGACCGGCTGGACGAACGGCGGCAGCGCCTCCGCTGCGATCGTCCGCTCCCGCTGGAGCGCGTCCCACGCCGTGCGGATCGCCAACGTCACCATGTC